GTTATGGTGTCCTGTCTGGCAGGCAGGCGAATGCCGAGGGAAACACCTCGGAGATAATCCTTGGTAATCAGGGAGAAAGGTAAATATGACTGACACAGCAAAAGTAACAGTCAGCTTCACACAAAAAGTAAGTGAAGCACCGTATGAAACAGCGGACTATTCGCTCACCATTGAGCGTGTGGTTCCTGAATCAATGGGGGATGACGGCATTCTTGCCGAAGCATCTTCTTTGTTTGAGCAAATCAAAGGTGAGGTCCTGAAACAATCAGGTCAGGAGATAGATCTTTCTCCCGATGGGGTTGTGATGCGACGCCTGAAAAGCGGCGTTTCCAGGCCTGCTAGTGGTCCAAGCCCCGCCCCCACGCAAGAGACTGCCAGTGTCCCTGCTCCGTCAGGACCTACGGCAGCTTCAGTAGTGGCAGCGCCCGCTCCTGCTCAAGCAGGACCTGCTGGTGGCAAGATGAGTGGACGCACATATAAGCGCACCGAGTTTTGCACAGGTAAAGGTGCAGACGAACGTCAAGCTGCTTTCAACTTGCTTGCGTTCCATCCCAATCAGTGGGACACCAATGACGGCAACACCCTTAAGGTGTATGAGGTCAAGGAACACGCTGACGGGTCAACCGATGTGACGAAGACAGGGAAGAACTTCCCTAACTTTTCGATAAGCAAGGACGCTTTGGCACACATTGGTGTAGCAACATCCCGCGACGTTGGGATCTGGGTCAACGATGGAGACAGCAATGTCCCATTGAAAGTCTGGAACCAAGCCATTGGAGAATCCGAACAAGATGCAATCGAATGGGATTGGATCGCTCGTCGGGCAGAGCTACAAGCATTTGCCTATAAGGGCAACTGATGAGTGAGGGTGACGAAGCTGTCGCCCTCACCACCGAGGAGATCGATGCCCGACTTGCGGGTATCGATCTCCCCGAGGGAGAGCCACAGTACAAATTCTTTAAGCCAACATCCGAGGCAGTAGACCGATGGGTTGAATATGCCAAGGGCAGCCACGACTGCTTTCATCTAGGACTGCAAGACATCGACAGTCGAATGCGAGGAGTCTGGCCTAGCGACGTACTCGTCGTGACAGGCAGAGCGCACAGCGGTAAATCTGCGGTGCTGCTTTCCTCAATGGCACGCAACCTATTAGAAGATCCAGACTTCTATGGAGTGATCTATACTCCTGATGAACCCGAGATCCTGGTTGTATCCAAATTATATGCACTCTTATATCAACGAAATCTTGCTGAAGTGGAAGAAGCTCTTCGGACGCAGGACGAAACAGTCATAAACGAAATCCAAGAAGCCAAGCATGGTTTCTTAGACCGAATCAAAATCTTCCCCAACGCACTGTCGTTCAACGACATGAGTAATGCGATGAGGGAGTGCGAAGACTACTGGCAATACAAGCCACGGTTCGTAATGGTTGACTTCCTTGAACAACTCCCAGGAGCATCGGGATATGAGGGAGTATCAACAGTCTTAAAAGGATTAAAGGAATGGGCCGAGACAGAGAACTTGCCCGTTGGATTAGTTCACCAGTCAGGTAAAGGCTCAACTCGGGGCACATCAAGAGGAATGGATGACGGCAAATTTAATGCTGACGAATACGCAATCTTGCAACTCAATGTGTTCCGACGAAGGGATGACCCGAAACTTTCTGATGGGGAGAGAAGGATACATTCAGTCTCCGTGTCTCTTGACCTTTGCAAGAACAAGAGGCCGCCATGTCAGATCACAGACCCGCCCATTGACTATTACATGGACCCGAACTGTGGACTTGTGCGAGAATATTATGAGAACGATATTCCTGGGGATGACAGATGGGTGGAGTAACTCTCGAAAGGTTCGCTTCTCTTCATGAAGGGGGAGCGTTAGCCGACGTAACAGAATGGGTACACCCGTTAGAAGAAGACGGGAACGTAGCCCTCGGCTACGGAGAAGAATATCTGCAGCACATTGATGAACACCTCAATAGCAAACTTGCATTGGGGGTGTACCCGTTATGGCAACGGAACGGTGTGTGGATGGTCAACTGGTGTGCAGTTGACCTTGACGATGGAGAAAACTCCAGCGTCCACGCAGATAATTTGATTGCTCTCCTAGAGAAGGCGGGGATACAAGGATGGAAGGAAACTTCCAAGAGTAAGGGCTACCACGTTTGGGTGTATCTCACTGAACCTGTAGCAGCGAGCGTGGCACGTAAAGCTTTGATCGGAGCGTGCCGTGTCGTGGATGTCCCCACCAAAGAGGTGTATCCGAAACAAATCTCATTAAACGAAGGTGCTCTGGGTAACTGCTTGCGTTTGCCGTACCCTAAGCACCGTAACCCTGGCCGCCACGAGGTGTATAACCCAAAGAAAACAGAGTCTTTCTTCTCCCTGAAGGAGTTTGTTTCCAGTGCTTGGGCCACCAGAACGTCGCCAGGGTTGCTCCGCTCGTTGCTCCGTTTCTACGAGGCAACGGAACCTAAAGCCCCTCAATACAAGCCAGGAAATAGGGAAGATGGCAACTTTAAGGGGAATGCAAGGACGATCTGGGAACAATCGGAGTTCTCGGATCGTTCAGAAGCGATGTACGCTTTTGCTAGCAGTCTTCTTTGGCAGGACTATTCAGAAGAGGCAGCCATCGACTGGTTGCGTCGGCTGGATGAGAGGGTTGGTAAGTTCACGGATCGAGCAGATAGAGAGAAACAGTTACAAAACATTGTTTCTAAAGCTGCCCAAACAACGAGGTATCATGACTAAACGTTCCTATAAGTTCACTGTTCCTGGGAAACCCAAGGTGAAAGGCCGCCCAAGGTTCGCTCGGGGGAGAACGTATACCCCTAAGTCCACACTGGAACACGAAGAACACATTCGCAATCATTATGATGGCCCCAAGTTTGAGGGACCTATCTCTATTAGCTGTGTGTTCACATCGAAACGGACACAGGTAACTATCTCTGAACTAGATGAGAGCGACACGAAACTTCGTGGCGATACAACTAACTATTTGAAAGCTGTTGAGGATGCATTGAATGGCGTCGCCTATGACGACGACATCATGGTGTACCGAATAGTAGGGAGAAAAAAATGATGGCCCCCGAGTTCCACAAACGTCCGTATGCAGAACGATATAAGTCTATGGGTGAGGAAGCCGAAGGCGAGTTTGAGAAACGAGAACGAAACTGGGAACGGTTCGGCTTTAACCGTCCTGACGGTTTCGAGTTACATCAGATTCCTTTAACGTTTGCAGCTACACCCGACTACATACAGATATCCAATGGGGGTTTCCCCCGACTAGTAGAAGTCATGGGTATGGGCGGTGACGAAATGTTAAAGGTTAAGTTCAATAAAATTCGTGCGCTACAGTGGTGGGACACATCCGATTTGGATGTGTGGTTCTGGATCTGGTCATCAACACGCCAGAACTACGCAGATTTGAGTTATCGAGAACTAATGACAATCATTAACACTGAAGATATCCCTGTCGGGACCTTCGATAACAACAAGTTGTTCTTCTCGATACATTCAAGTTTCCTGCATTGGAAAGGTGGATGAGGAGAGCGAGGGAGCAAAGCTCTTTAACGCTCTTAGGGAATTAAACTTTCCTTCTCTTTCCCCCCAACGTCCTTGGGTCAACATAACCAGCAAGGACTGGACAAGATCTAAAAACTCTGAGAGAAAACTTAACGTCCATAGAAACTCTCGTTACCAGTTCACACCAGTAACAGAGATACAAAGCATCATGGAAACTGCTCCATACGAGCAGTCCATGAGATCAATGGAAGAACGAGAAAGAGATCAAGAAGATCTCATCATCGCTATTCACGAAACCTTTATGAGGCTCACAGAAGACGAGCAGTGGCTTTACCACATGCTTGTTGACGTGGGCCTCTCTTTGCGTTTTGTGGCCATTGTTTTAGACATCCCTAAAACAACGTTAGCTAGACGAAGAGATGAGTTAGCAAACAAACTCCGTCAACACTTGCTGGAAGACCCCAAGGTCAGAGACTATTTGACTAGAGAGATGTAGAACAAAAAAAATAACGCCGTTATTTTTTTTGTAAAGCTAGTTCTCTTCTTCAATGTTTGTCATACATGCTTCAAGGAAACCACTGAAGCCCTGCAACCAATGCATCAAGGTTGCGAGGGCCACCATGTTCCCATCCTCAGCTTCATCCCACGCATTAAGAATGGAATGAACCTCAGATAAATCGAATGTAAGAAGAACACCAAGAGTTCCATCTATCCATTGAGCATGTGTCCCATCGTCAATATCCAACAAACCACGGCTAGAAACCAAAGTTTCCTGAATCTCATCTTCAATGGCTAGGCCTTCTTCGGCCATCCAGTCTGCCCAAATATCATTGAACTGTTCTTCTTCATCCACAGGAGCTACCTCCCGAGGCGAGCCTTCGCAAGCGTCTTCAATGCTGCGATTGCAGCGGCAGCGAACGCAGTCGCTGCAGCCTTAAGGCTAGACACATCCGTAACAACGACAACAGCTAACGCTGCTTCCACACCCGTCCAGACAGATCGCTCAATCCAGTCAGACCATGAGAACTTTGTTTTAGCAGTTTCCTCAGTCACTTCTTACCTTTCTTGCTGCGTTTAGCTTTATCGAAAGCTATAGCCGCAGCTTGATCTTTCTTGTATCCCTCAGCAATAAGTTTCCCTATGTTGTGGGAAACAACTTCATCAGAACTACCCGACTCAAGTGGCATTATCGGATTACTTCCCGAAAGGCCGACCGCCATGATTCTGGTTACCCAGAGATGAGGAACGCAAAAACGCAGCCGCTTTCTTAGCGGACTTCCCCATTGCTTCAGCATTATCTACAGAGGAAGAATCTTTCCACTGTTTACTTTCTTTAGACATCTATAAGACCTCCTATAGAGTGTTGGGACTGGCCCATTAAGCGAATAACACATCCCAAGTTCTGGCACCCACTATGCCATCAACCTTAAGGAATGAACAGTATTTAACTTGGAACATCTTGACAGCACGCTTCGTGTTGTATCCATAG